TTGTTGAAACACTTTTCAAAACTGTAATCAAATTATTGTACATATTATCAAGAGCTTCTCCAATATCCATTTTGCAGGATTTTCCACAATGCACTACGACGCCTTTAAATCCCATATGCATTCCGTTATTAAATTCCCATTGTAGACAGGGAAGTGCTTTTTTTCTGAAATCTATTGGTGCCCAGCATAAATTTACTAAATACAGTGAATGAATAAATACATTTAGATTATTTTCAGTTATAAATGTTTTGGTTTCATTATAGTCTGTCAAAGTGACTCCAGGTCTTCTCCACCATTTTGGTGATCCGGAAAATAGTTGAACTGGCTTGGTTAGATTTTCGGGTTTGGTTTCATAGAATGCTCGTAAGGATCTAATAAAACTACCTGATTTGTGGATATGCGTTCCTATATTCATGGTTATATTGTGTGTTAAAACAAAAAGTTTTTAAAATTTATTCAATTTTTTACAAGAATTTATTTACATTGCCAATACATAGGGTATCCTTGAAAACGCATGTCCCATCTTTTATATGTTAAAGTGTCTGGGATTTCATAATTTTCATAATCTTCTCCTCTTGTATTGCCTCTACTTAAAGTCTGAACACAATAATAATCTTCCAGATAACGATCGAAGTATTTTGTCAGGAGTTGATTTCTTATTTCGTCGTGTTCTGTATATTTTGCCGGTGTTATGAGTTTGTTAACTGTATTAAGTTTTTCAACTCTTTCAGCGACTATATTATGACTACAATCACGTTGTGTAGCTGGGAATTCTTGAAATCTCCATCCATATTTCCAATAAAACCCAATTACATTTTCCATAGCATTTAATTTTAAGTATTGATAACCGCCCTTTATACCAACTCTTTTTAAACAATCTAACATATCTTTACCGCTTTTGACTTTAACACCGTGTCTTTCCTTTACAGCGGAAGAGGGTTTTCGTCGCAGTGAAATATTGCCGATAATTTCTAAAGTATAGTATTTGAATTCTAAGGCGGGTATTCCCTTATGCGGATAAGTATGTTCCTCTCCGATGCCATCAGTGGATACTGAGGCTAGTCCTCTCAATGATTGCCTTTTACCATTTTTAGAGTCAAAATTAAGTAGTATAAATTTTGGAGGTGAATTATAATACTCTTTTTCGTCTGGATCTTGGGTTCCGAAAATGGCTTCTCTCACAAAATCACGAGGAATGGGTAAGAACATTTTATAATTTACATATTTTTCTAGCAATTTTATTTGTTTTTTTGACCAACGTTTACCCCTTCGCGTAATAGTATAAAAGTTGTCATTTAATTTGCGCATTTCTATATTTTCTTCGGATTTTAAATCAGATATTTTTCTGTACCGCATTTCATTACTTTGTTGTTTAAAACATAATGCTCCCATCATATGGATAGTTGATAATATAGTTTGTAATAACTTACAAAATATATTTAGATTCAATTTTTTTGATTACTTATTGCGTTGGTAAATGATTAGACACATAATCTGCCACATGGCTTGGATTAATTTTATGTTGTTTATTTTTAGTTTTGTGTTTATTTTTTCTGACGTGCGACGATGTATCATCATAATCGGAATCATAATCAGAATCATAGTCAGAATCATAATCATCATCTATTGATCCCGGATAGTAATCTTCTTCTTGTCTTTTTTTATTTCGTTTATTTCTTTTAGTTGGAAAAATGGCTAAATCTTTACCGTGGGCAAACAGATTATAGACAATTACAATTAAAATTAATACGAGAACTAGTATTATTAATGCATCAACAAAGCTCATTTATAATATATAAGGATATTTTTAGAAATAAAATCCACGGCGACGAGGACCATAACCTCTTCTAAATCTAGGACCCCATCCGCGTCTTAAAGGTCTCGCCCATCCTGTTGGTATATTCCACATAGGATATTGACGGTTAACATAAACCACTTCAGATTTATGATTGGCATGTTTTCTAGGGATTTGTATTACAAAGTAAATAAGAACTATTAAAAGAACAGCAATTAAGATAAGACCGTTATTCATATATATTAAATGCGTATAATAATTTTCTAGATAAGAATTATTATATTATAATGATTATGAGTTTGCTAACTCTAAGCTTAGTTAGAGTATGCAAGACCACCCATACCACTCATGACACGAAGGACATTGTAGTTGGTGGCGTAGACACGGACCTTAGCTGTGGCATCACCTCCAATAGCGTTGGTAGAAAGGACAAGCTGAAGAGTAGCGTTGTCAATTCTGGACATATTGCAGGTTCCACTTGGCTGGTGCTCCTCAGGGCGGAGTGCGAACGAGTAAACGTTGATTCCGGTGTCTGGGTTGCGTGTGTGGTGTTGGTATGGCTGAACAAGGTCGAAGTAGGTACCTTCGCGCTCAGAAAAGCGATCCTGTCCGTTAAGCTGAAGCTTAGCAGTAACAACTGGGTTCTGTCCCCAGCAGTGCAAGTTAAGTGCGGTTTCAGCAAGAACGAATGCGCCGGCATCCGAAACACCAGAGTCAGGGATTTCGCTGACTGGGAATGGAACATTCATTGCAGGGGCAGTGCACGTAGGCGCCCATTCACCTGCGTTACTACTTTGGATATTGATTCCTTCGGCGGCTGCGAGTGAGCCGAAGCCCCAGGTAGCGGGGGCTGACTTGTCGAAAGCGTTGCCCCACTGGATTCCAGTTTGTGGAAGAGTATCTGCTCCAGGATCCTGGAACATACCTCCACCAAGTTGATCAATGAAAGCAGCATTTCCGTTGCCGGTATTGCCCGCAACTCCCAAAGGACCAGAGAATGCATTGATTGAGTTAACAAGAGCATCAAGGGCATCAGTGTAGTTAAATGGCTGAGCACCCATAGCTTTGTTAAGGTGTGTTCCCGACAAGAATGAGGAACAGTAATCAACATTAGCATCTGGCTGAACAACAAAGATCAACTCCTTACAAGGGTGGTTGAAATTAAGTTTGATCTTATTGGACGAAGAACCGACCGATTCATCTCCAGTGAATTGAAGTTGTTCGATAAGGTACTCGTGTGGGTTCTGGGCCATACGTCTACGCTCATCCGTATCAAGGAAAACGTAGTCAACGTAAAGTGAAGCAGCAACAAGGGATTTCTGGTAAGAAACTGCGTCTTTGACAGAGGTACCTGGTTTTGGCATTCCGTGCACTTTGGTGGCAGTGGCGGCGTTAGTTAATTCAGCTGTATCATCACCAAGATGAGTAACAGCGAAAAGAACCTCATCAGAAGGACGAAGCTCGAGGTTGATGCGGACTTCGTGGTACTGAAGGGCGATCAAAGGCAATGCCAAACCGGGGTTACGGCAAAACCAAAACTGAAGTGGGACATACAAGGTAGTCTCAGGCAAGGCGTTGCGGGGTGCGCAGACGGCAGCTGGGACAGTGTTGTTGGCACAGGCAGAGTCAACATCAGCGAACAAAGGGTCAACTAAGTAAGTAAGCTGGGTTGTTTGCCCGACCATTTTGTTGTATCCACGCTCTTGCTCAGCGGTAAGGGTAAGCTGGTTCCAGATGTGCATCCAGTCACCATACTGGCGATCGATGCGCTGACCTCCAATCTCAACCTCAACCATAGAGATAAGCTGCTCACCTGGGTAGTCCAACCAGCGAGCGTAAACCTTGTCACACTCTTTAGGATTGCAGCAGGAGTCCTGGCCAATCTCTGGAAGAGTTACCTGAAGGTAGGTGCGGTATGCCAAATCACCATTTCTGGAGATAGTGCACTGCACACGGCGACCGAAATCGGCCTGGCCGTTAAATGTTTGTTCAATAGATTCCATAGCAAAGTTAGTGTGTCTGCGGTAGGTCACTTTCCAGAAAGTGATCTGTGGGTTACCGGTCAAATAGACGTCTTGTGCGCCGTAGGCTACGAGTTGCATTAATCCTCCTCCCATATTGTTATAATATTGCTAAAGAAAAAAATTTTACGAGAAAACCATTAATTAATCGAATTAATTGTCTAAAATTTTTTTCATATCAAAATTCTCCTTCATGAATCCTTTGAGATAATCATCTAAAAATACTTCTTTTTTACCTTCATGATTTTTAGTAAAAATATATGCATTATTATTTTTTTTAATTGTCCATCCATTTTCTAAAGCATTGTATAAAAACACCATTTTATGCAACTTAATGGGGTCAATTGTGGTTTCCTGACAGTCATTAACATGAATATCCATTGTTAATTGGAGAGAAAAGAGATTACATATTTCTACACAAAAGAAGATTTGTTGAAAAAGTAAATTAAATACTTTATTAATAGTTCTATATATGCCCGCTTTCAAACCCAAAGCAACAAAAAAAATTGGGAAGAAAACAAAAAACAATGTTACAGTAGACAGTAAACATCATGAAAAAATGGAAGAGTTTAAATCAACAGAACTTACGGTGTTACCATCTCTTCTATCAGAAAAAAAAGAAATAAAAGATAAATTAAAAAAAAATGATATAAATATCGAAGAACGACTAAATCTTGAAGATAAGCTTCGACAAATACGAATAGATATTAAATTAAATAAGAAAAAGAAGAAAAATTATTTATTGGATAATGCAGAGCATGTTTTTGATTATTTTGAAAAAAAGATGAAAATGTCAAAAGGAAAAAATAAAACTAGAATATTACATTCATTTTTTGATAAAAATAAAAGCGAAAATACATCTAAGAAATCGGATGAACTGTCATCTATTCAAAAATATCTAACTAATATTGATGAAACCTTTTTTGATATTTCACAGTATACAACTAAACATGATGTATGTGAAAAATGCAAGGGTGAATTAATTTCTGTTGATTATGAGGGTGTTTTGATATGTAAAAATTGCGGAAATCGATTTTCTTATTTGGTAGAACACGAAAAGCCCTCATACAAAGAACCACCTAAAGAAGTGTGTTTCTATGCTTACAAAAGAATTAATCACTTTAGAGAAATTCTTGCTCAGTTTCAAGCTAAAGAAACAACACAGATACCGGAGGAGGTTCTTATTAATATAAAAGCACAAATCAAAAAAGAACGTATTAGTTTAAAACAAATGACAAATAAAAGAGCCAAGGATATTTTAAAAAAGTTGGGTTATAATAAATACTATGAACATATACCATTTATTAAAGATAAATTGGGTATTAAACCGCCTATAATGAGTCCAGAATTAGAAGATAAATTATGTAGTTTGTTTATGGATATTCAACGTCCGTATGCCAAACACTGTCCGGATGACCGTGTGAACTTTCTGAATTACTATTATGTTTTATATAAAATGTGCGAGTTATTAGGAGAAACACAATTCTTGCCATTTTTTCCAATGCTTAAAGATCCTGTAAAAAGAATAGAACAAGATGAAATTTGGAAAAAAATTTGCTTTGAATTAAGATGGGAATACGTACCTACAATATAATAAATTGAATTATAAAAAATTTATTATATAAACATTACTCCCCCTCCAATATTTTAACATGTCTAAGAATCAACCAGTACAGTTAGGATTGTGTTGTATCAATACAATCTTGCGCGAACAAAAGCCACCAATATTCTGTTCCAGAAAAATGATAATGAGAAAAATAGAAGAACTTGGGATTAATGAACTTAAATTAAAAATCATACAAAACCTCGCGGATCTTTATAAATTAATTCAGTGGAATGAAGCAAATGGTATTAAAGTTTTGCGGATTTCAAGTGAGTTATTTCCGCATAAAAGTAATCCTAAAGTTGAAAACTACACAATGGATTTTGCAGACAAGTTGCTAAAAAAAATTGGCAAATACGCTAGATCGCTGAATCATAGACTCACATTTCATCCTGGTCAATATAATGTAGTAGGATCTCCTAACGAGAAATGTTTCCATCAAACCATTTCAGATTTAAGTTATCATGCAGAAGTATTGGATAGAATGGAAATGGGAAAAGATTCTGTAATGGTAGTGCACGGTGGGGGTAAATATGGTGATAAACAAAAAACGTTAGACAGGTGGTGTGAAAATTTTAAAAGATTGCCCCAGGCCGTTCAAAATAGACTTGTACTTGAAAATTGTGAAAAATGTTTCTCGATTGAAGATTGTATTTATGTATCTAGAAAGGTGAATATACCAATTGTATTTGATACACATCACTATACTTGTTATAATTTGTTACATCCTGATGAAACACTAAAACCAGAGAGCGAATATATAGAAGAAATTTTAAATAGCTGGGAAAGACGAGGTATTAAACCTAAATTTCATGTATCCGAACAAGGCAGTGGTAGATGTGGTCATCATTCAGATTATATTGAAGTAATTCCCGACTTCTTATTGGAAATTCCGGAAAAATATGGCGTAGAAATAGATATATTAATTGAAGCTAAAGCAAAAGAACAAGCTATATTTAAATTATATAGTAAATATCCTTTCTTGAATTGCAAAGTATAATTTGTTTTAAGAATTATACT